ACGTCGTTGTGCCATGCGCCAGCATCCGCGAGGAAATAGCCCGGATAGAGCTTTTCATACTCGGCGTTGTTGGTCGTGTCCCGGGCGAGCTCCTCGGCGCGTCTGCCGGAGATACGCCCGTCCCGTGTTTTCGGCTCCGGGTCGATAAGATTTTTCGAGGCGTTCCATGCCCGAGTGTAAAGCGGGCTCTTGACGATGTAGTGACCGAGCCCGGCAAGGCCGCTCTCTGTGAACTGCAAGCGGCGGGAGTTCGCATAACCGAGCCCCCAAAGGTTTTCAAGCTCGTCTCTATCCATTCCGCCGGATAGCGTGACGTGATGATGATAGCGCCCATTCTTGGAGCCCTTTTCCGTAACGGCTATGTACTTGAGCGGCGGGAGCCCTTGCTTTTTCCGCGCTCTCTGCACCCGGCGGATATAATTCCGCAAAAGGCGTTGCGCCTCCTCCGGGCTTTCCGGCTGGTGCTGATAGGTCAAATGGATTTCGAGGTCGTCCGGCGTAAAGTTCGCATGGAGGAGGCGGACGAGCTTCTCCTCTCTGTGCCGCTGGTTGAGTTTCTTTTGAGCGGCGGAGGTCGGCTTGCTCCGCTTGCCTCTGCTCCGAGCCTGTGTATAGGTCGGGTAGATATATACGTCGAGATACTCACCGCAATAATAGCGTTTCTCTCGGTAAACTGTTCTCATGTGATACCCTCCGACGAGAGCTCGTCTATGGTCGGTTTGTTAATATTCCATACGAGCCCGTAAAAACGCGCTTTGCGCTCGATTTTTTGTCCTTGCATACCGTCCCGGAGAGTGCTATAATAATAAAGGTATGAGTAATCGCTCGTCTTTTCCGGGACGAGTCCCCGCCGACGTTCTGCAAAGCGTCGGCGGTTTCTCTTTTCCTGTCCTGCATTTTCAGTCCTCCGAGCGGCGGTAAAGTGCTACGAAGTCCGCCACATAGTCGAGGATAATTCGCTTTGCCTCGTAATATATAATAGGTAGGAGCAAGAGCATGAACTCGCCGCCGACGGCCTCATAGCCGCGCCACGCGAGCGCGTAGCCTCTGCTCTTGATGAAAACGACCGCCGTCACGATAAGCACGGTGAGGAGTTCCGCCGCCGCGAGGCGGCTTTTCTTTTTGCGTTTCATTTCTGCCCTCCGTTCCGTAGCGGGCATTTCCGGGGAGCCGTTTCGCCGTAAAAGATAATCGGGAGCTTGCTCTCTCCGTCCTTGTGGCTACACACATAGCCTTTTTGAGAGAAACGCCCGGAGCGCCAGCTCGCGCCGTTTCCGTTCCTCGGCACGTTGTACGCCTTGGCGTATTCGCACTCTTTACACTTTTTCATTTTCGCCCTCCTCGTCCTCCGGGATAGGCGTAAAGCACTCGCAACGGAGGACGCGCTCTTTTTCGTCTGCGTGTATCGGGCTCGGGCGGCGGCTATCCATGCGCTCTATACACGGGATGCAGTAATCGCCGTCTCTGCCCTTGCGTGGGTCGTGTACCTCTCGAATGTTGTCGCATTTCCGGCAATCGAACTCGTACCGCCATTTCGGGAGGTTTGATTTTCTGCGTCTAACCACTTTCGGCCTCCTTGTGGCTTGCTCCCCGGCATTGAGCCGGGGAGCTTTTTAATTCCGAATTTTACAGGTCAAAGCCGGGCGCGACACCATACGAACTGCCCGCGCCGCGGTTGGTGACCGCGCCGTCGGTGTTCACACGCACGAAGCGCGAGGAGATGCCCGCACGCGGGGAACGGAGCCACCAAAACCACGTTCCGTCTCCGACGTGCTCTTTCACGCGGTCGCGCTCACGCTTGAAAATCTCAAGTTGAAAGCTGTCCGGCTCCTCGTTCCACCAATTCCCCGCGCCGAAAACGTCGGTCGCGGAGGGGAGCCATAGGGTATCGGCGTACTCGTGACGCTCGCCGTCGATTTCCTCGGACAAAAAGCGGGGTACGAACGCCTCCGCGAGCTCGTCCGGGAAAAGCGGGAGAATATCCTCGAGGACGTGTCGCCGCCCCTCGCTCTTGAGGTATCCGCCCTTGTTGGTCGGCGTGTCGTTCATGCACCACTTTTCCGCGAGGCAGTCCTCGAGGACGAAGCGGGCGCGCTTATCGTTGACGTAGCCGCCGCAAACGGCATTGACGAGCTCGCCGTTTTTGAGTTCGATAGCGAACTTGTCGCGCGGGCGGATAAGCTCGAGGCCGTTCCCGCTCGAAATGGCCTTTTTGAGCTCCGCGAAAGAGATTTCCTTGTTCCTTGTGGTAATGAGTTGCATCGTCTTTTCCTCCGTTCAAAAGATTTTACAGAAATAGTGATTGCCGATAATCATATCGACGCTCTCGTTATAAGGCGCGGTCGAGAAATAGACCGTATCCTCTGAAAGAATGTGCTCCCGCTCCTCTATGGCGGTATGCACCGCGAGATATTGCTCCTTGTCCGGCTCCGCCGAGTAGAGGTACGGAGCGGGGGAGAGCTGCCATACGTCGCCGTATTTCTGAAATACGACCTCCTCGACCGTATCCGGGAAATAGTCGGAGAGCATACGGTTTAGAACGACCTCGACGACGGCGACTTGTCCCTCGAAGCTCTCGCCGCGCGCCTCGTGGTAGACGAGGCAAGCGAGGATATAAACGTCCTCGTCGCTGAAATGGAGTTCCGCGTATCTGTTCTCGGGCTCCGGCTCTATCGGCGGCTCCTCGGGCTCCTCCGGCGTTTCCTCTGCCGCTGTCTCCGGCAAGGCCGGAGCCGGTGCTATGTACGTCAGCTTTTGCCGCTCCGCCGCGAGCGGGATTTCCGGCTCGAGCGTCTCCCGTTCCTTGCCCGCCCGGAGCGCGATAATGAGCCCCAGCACGAGGACGAGCGAGAGGAGGATACCGGCTTGCATCCGGCGGCGGCGCTGTCTGCGACGTTTCCGCCGCTCCTGCCCCGTCATGGTCTGCCGCCCTCCGGCGTATCCTCGGCGAGCACGATGTACTCGCACTCCCGGGCGATTGCCGTCCACCGAACGCCCCACTTGCGGGCGGCGGCGTGTACGGCCTCGTATTTGTTCACGCCGTTTACGGTGAGCTCGCCGTATTCCTTGTGACGGACGAGGTATAATTTCATCGTCCCGGCAAAGCGCGGGCGGTATCCCGCCGGTGCTGATTGCTCGTGCTTCATTCTGCTACCCTCCCGTCGATAAGCTGAAAGCTCTCTCGGATAGTCACGGGCTCGCGTCTGCCTACGTCAAAGGCGAGGACGCAATATCGCCCGGCGGGATGAACGTAGACGACCGTCCCGGGGATTGCTTTCGGCTTGCCGTCCTTGCCCGGAACGTCGAACGTCGCGGGCTTTACCGTGATGCGGTCGCCGAGCTTAATCATTCGACGACCTCCGGCGTGTCTGCCGCCTCCGTGGGCTTGTCCGCCGCCGGAGCCTTATCGCTCGCCGCGCGGAGGAAAGCGGCTCGGAGCATATTCACGAGGGGAGAGGCCGTCGCCGAAGCCGCCGGAGCCGCTTCTTTCGGCCTGTCCGGGTCTGCCCGCTCGACGAACTTACTCAAGATAGCCGCCGAGACGACCTCGCCGACGAAGCCGCCGACCTCGTTATCGGTGAGAGTCTGCGTCCGAGTGCGGACGGCGAAAGCGCCGGTCTTGAAATCAAAGACGACATACGCCCGAGCGCCCTCCGGCGGCTCGATTTTGACCGCCGCCGCGTTCGCGATAACCTCCTCGGGGCTCGGCACGGTATAACCGGCCTTTTTCAGAATGTCCAGTTGCGCCGCGTCGAGGGCGAACGCCTCGCCGCCGAGCTTCTTAGAATAGAGCTTTTTCATTTGTGCGACCTCCTCAATCGTTCGACTCGCTGATAACGGCGATTTTTGCGAGGGCGGACGTTTGCGCCCACTCCTCGGCGAGAATACGGGAGCTCCGCTCGAACTCCTGCGAGAGCGCGGCGAAAGCATCCTCGTTCCTGTCCTTGACCGCGCTCCACATTTCCTTGTGGACTTTCTCAATGTCGGTGTGCATCTGCTTTGTGCGCTCGATGCACTCTTTTAACTCCGCCCACGCCTCACGGTCAGAGGCGAAGCCGCGCCCGCGCTCCTCCATTGTGCCGGAGACGGCCTCCGCGACGGCGGCTTGCAAGTTTGCCATAAGCCGGACTCTCGAACTCGTTTCGCTCATTGTTTCACTCCTCCATTTTTCGATAATTTGGGACACCATACCGGGATATACGGGTCAAAGCGTTTCACGCCGACGACGCGCCCCTTGCATCTGCCGGGAGCAAAGCACCGATAGGAGAGCGTGTCTTTCGACCACGGCTCCGCTACGACGTGCTCGCACCCCTCGCAAGTGCGGGTAAAATCGGCTTTCATTTCTCGACCTCCGCCGCCGGGAGGCCGAGCCACCATAGCGGGCTATCCCGCTCCGGGCGG